AATAAAAATACTTAGTGAACGTATATCTATAATAAAAGATAATCATTTAAAACATATTGAAGAAAAAATAAATACTATTAATAAAGTTATGTATACCATTGGTATAATGGTTTTAGGTCAATTATTATTTGTTATTACGCGCGCATTAATGTAAAGGGGGCACTATGGCTACTTCGGGTACATGGAATTTTAGTCTAGATACAGCCGAGATTATACAAGAAGCGTACGAAAGAATAGGTGCTAGTCCAGAGAGTGGGTATGATTTAAAGACGGCAAGACGTTCTTTAAATTTATTATTAACTAAATGGGCTAATGAAGGTGTACATTTATTCCAGTTAAAGTTTCATACTGCTAATATGACTAAAGATCAAGATCATATTACTTTTAATTCATCTATACATGCAGATGTTTTAGATGGTGTGGTAAGAAATAATCAAACTGCGGGCGAACCTAATGACATTCCAATGGAACGTATTAGTCTTGATGATTATATGGCTATTCCAAATAAATGGACAAAAGGAAAACCTGTTCAATTTGCATTAGAAAGAAGAACACAATTTGATTCATCAGGTCCATATACACATAAAATGTATTTATGGCCTGTACCTAATCAAACATATTATCAATATGTTGGTTGGACTATTATGTACGCAGAAGATATAAGTACAACATATAACCAAAATCCTGAAATTCCAAAAAGATATTTGCCAGCATTAGTAAGTGGTTTATCTGTAGAACTTGCTGTCAAACAGGCACCAGATAGATTGGCAACTTTAATACCTTTGTATGAACGTGATTGGCAATTAGCAAAAGAAGAAGATAGAGAACGAGTTAGTTTTATAGTACAGCCACAAATTAGTCCAGTATAGGTAAGATTATATGCCACGTTACGCAAAAGGTAAACATGCGGTTTTAATCAGTGATAGATCTGGTTGGAAAATAAAATATAAAGACGCACGTACTGAATGGACGGGCGCAAGAGTTTCTAAACGAGAGTGGGAAGAAAAACAACCACAACTCGATCCACAAAAATATTTAAGAAGAGCATCTGGACAAGGAAATGTTTTATATGACCCTCGTCCTAATGTAGATTCAGTTACAACAACTGCAAGATTAGGGCCTCTTTATGGTGCATGGTCAGCACAAGCACAAGTCAATATAGGTTATCCTAACATTGGAGTTAGTGAAGATGTACCAGGTTTTCAATTAGCAACACAACAAGGAACTGTTACTCTTGCTACTGTTCATAAAGTTGATGGATTTACTTTAACTGCATCACGAGGTAGTATAACAATTTCAGCAGATGAAGTAGCAGAAGGATTCGAATTAACAGCAGCACAAGGAAGTGTAACACTTCTATCAACTGAAATCCCAACAGGATTATTCGCAACAGCGGCACAAGGTACAATTAATATATCCACAACTGAGGATTCAGAGGGATTTGAATTAACTTCAAGTCAGGGTACTGTAGTACTTGATTTAACAGAAGTTCCAGATGGAATAGCAGTAACTGTTGCACAAGGAACTGTAAGAATTGCAGGAATAGAAGTTCCATCAGGATTTGAATTAACAACTTCTCAAGGAACAGTTAAAATACATGGCATAGAAGCTGTAACAGGCTTTAGCATGACGGCGTCTCAAGGTACAGTAACGGCTGTAGAAGTAACTACAGTTTCGCCATCTGGCTTGACTATGACCGCAGAACAAGGTACAATAGGCGTAACATCTCCAAGTTGGGGTAATTTCCCTTGGGGTCACGATTTATGGGGTCAATAATATGGGTTTAACTTATGTACAATTAAAACAAGCAATTCTGGATTGGACAGAAAATGATGCTACAGAATTTACTACAGCAACAGGATCTGGAGTGGCTCCTGTGGATTTATGTATTCAATTGGCAGAACAACGATTGGTAAGGGAAGCTGACATTACAGCCTACAGAAAGACAACAGATATTACATTATCAGCAAATAATGGATTTTATGATATGCCTCAAGACTTATTTGTTACTAGGTATATTAAAATTAAAACGGGCGAATTTTTGATGGAAAAAGATCATACATTTGTTCGTGAATATACACAAACTATTACAACAGCAGAAAGTGGCGGGCCTTTTTATTATGCACCTTATGGTGAGGGCACATATTCAGCATCCGATAGAGGCATGCAATGGATATTTTCTCCTAGGCCAACTATTGACACTGCGTTGGAAATAGGGTATACTATAATGCCGACAGGGTTAGGATCTGGGAATGCAAATTCTTATCTAGGAGACTATGCTCCTGACGTGATATTATATGGAGCTTTAATAGAAGCAGCGCAATTTATGAAATCTCCTCAAGAGATCTTAGATAGATATAGGGGATTATATGATAGAGCATTGCAGACATTTTTAGCTTTTGAACAAGGTCGTGTAAGAAGCGACGAAAACGTAAAAGGTGAAATAGGAACAAGGGGATAATATGGCTTTAACATCAGCAATATGTACCAGTTTTAAAGTAGAACTTCTTGAAGGTGATCAGGATTTCAATAATGGAGCGGACGCATTTAAGTGTGCTCTATTTAAAGCAAACGCTTCGATATCAGGAACATTTGGGGCAGCTACAACTAACTACTCTGAAATGACAAGTAGTTCAGATGAGTTGGCGTCAGGAAGTGGTTACACTACAGGGGGTAATACATTAACAAATGTAAGTCCAACTTCTAGTGGAACAACCGCATTTACAGATTTCAATGATACTGAATGGACTTCAGCAACATTTACAACACGTGGTTGTCTCATTTATAATTCAAGTGATGGCAATTCATCTGTAATGGTAATTGATTTTGGAGCTGATTATTCTGTATCTGGCGGTACATTTAAAATTGAATTTCCTGCTGCAGCAGCGGGAACAGCTATTCTTAGAATAGTATAGGAGTAATTTATGGCTTCAACATGGTCTAACGCAGAACTGCGTTTGATGACCACAGGTGAAAATGATAACACTTGGGGTGATCAGACTAACGATAATTTAAAACGTCTTGATGACATGATTAATCAAGTCATCGCAGTTACTTTATCTGGCGCTACTAAAACATTAACTTTTACAAATGATCCAACAACTTATGCAAGAGAAGATGGACGTTGTAAAATTTTAAACTTTGGTGGTAGTCCAGGAGCTACATGTACAGTCACATTCCCTAATAAATTAATGTGGTATTATGTTTTAAATAATACTTCAGATAGTAATGATATTGTTTGTACAGCAGGAACAGGTGCGACAACGTATACTGTTACAGCTGGAAAAGACGCAATTATTTATGTAGATGGTTCAGATGAAATTTACAATGTAATTAATGATTTACAAGTTAACACAGTTAATGGGGTTGACCCATCAACTTTAGCATCAGCAGGCTTTAGCATTGCCATGGCCGTTGCATTATAACATAGGAGGATAGATTGGCACAGAATTTTCGCAGATATAAAGAATCGGCAATAGGAACAGCTGCTACAGATATTCCTAATGGATCTAACTTCGATAGTTATGATACGATTGTAGGCATATCACTCGCTAATATATTAGGCACTGCAATTAATGTAGATGTTTATATAGCTAATGGAGGTACGAATTACTATTTAGTGAAAACGGCTCCCATCCCTAGCGGCGGTGCATTACAAGTATTGGACGGAGGGGCTAAGATAGTGGTAGAGTCGGGAGATCGATTATACATTAAATCTGATACAGCCAGTTCCGTTGATGCATGGGTTTCTGCAGTTGATGCAATAAGTACATAGGAGTTTATTTTGGGTTACGTAGGAAACAGTCCAGCTTTAAAATACACTAGCTTTGCGGTTCAGCATTTTACAACAAGTGCAACTACGGGCTATACGCTTGATCATGCTGTAAATAATGAAAATGATATACGTTTAGTAATAAACAATGTCGTTCAACAGCCTGGATCTGGAAAAGCATACACAGCAACAGGAACAACTCTCACACTTTCAGCGGCAACAACAAGTTCTGACACAATGTATTGTGTTTTCTTGGGCAAGGCGGTTCAAACCGTTAACCCAGGTGCAGGATCAGTTGGGACTTCACAGCTTGCAACGGATGCGGTGACAAATGTTAAGGTAGCTGACGATGCAATTGGAGTGGCTGAGCTTTCAGCGACAGGCACAGCTAGTTCAAGTACGTTTCTACGGGGTGATAATTCATGGAC